TTAATAGGGGAGTTGATTTAATGGCTAAGATGACTATTAAAGGCACAGACCAACTGGAATTACAGTTGTCAAAGCTTGGAAACATGTCAACGAAAATTGCAAAGGATGTTGTTATGGCAGGGGCGCAACCTGTAGCGGACGAGATTAGAAAAGGGTTAGAAAATAATTTAGCAGGTTCTAAATATTCAAAAGGTGATTTATTAGATAGCTTGGGAATTGCTCCACCCGGAGTCGACAACCAAGGAAATGTAAATACTAAAATAGGATTTGACGGTTACGATAGCAACGGAGTAGCCAACCAATTAAAAGCAAGAGTAATGGAAAGCGGTTCAAGCAAGCAACAGAAAAAACCATTTGTAAGGCCTGCGGTAAATCGCAGTAAAAATCGTGCATTGGAAGCAATGCAAAAGAAATTTGATGAAAAAATAGAATTAATTATAGAATAGGAGAGGATGAAAGATGAAAAAAATCGGCTTAAAATATCCCGTGGCAGCTACTTATAACACAAGTACAGGCGCATACACAGACGGATTTGTAATAGCAAAAGCGATGAGTGCGGGTATAGCAATAAATAAAAATAATGTAAAATTATTTGCTGATGATGATATAGATGAAGTAGACCAAAGTTTTATAGATGGCACTATAACACTTGGACTCAATGAATTACCATTAGACAAACAAGCTATTATGTTGGGACATACCATCGGTGCAGGCGGTGAGATGGTTGCCAATAAAAATGACATAGCACCATATATGGGTCATGGCTTTTATGGAAGAATCAAAAGGAACGGTCTAGACAAGTGGAGAGCTGTCTGGCTGCATAAAGTACAATTTGGCGAACCTAACGATGAAACAGAGACACAAGGCCAAAGCGTTGTATTTCAAACACCTAAAATCGAAGGCGTTATAATGAAGGACATAAATGGTGATTGGAAATCAGAAAAAGTATTCGATACTGAAGCTGATGCAATAGCATGGTTACATGAAAAAGTTGGTTTACCGGTGACTGCTTCAAGTGGATTAACTGACTTAGCATTGACTGGTACCGGAGGAGCATTAACGCCTTCATTTGCAGCTGGAAAAACCTTATATACATTTAGTGGAGTTACTGCAGCCAGCGTGACAGTTACAGCAACTGCAGCAAACCATACACTTAAACTATATGTTGATGATGTATTTAACCAGAACTTAACAAGCGGAGTTGCTTCATCTGCTATCAATATGGCAATTGGAAGCAAGAAATTAAAGATTGTTGCTCAAGAAGCAGGCAAAACATCACAAACTACTGAAATTGTAGTAGTTAAAATATCCTAAGAGCTGATTAATTCAGCTCTTTTTTTCTAATAGGAGGAAATTATGTTAGATATAGTAAAACATATAACAATAGGTGAAAAAGAATACCCTTTAGCATATACCTTAAATGTTATGGAAGAAATACAAGAAAAATTTGGCACAATAGAAGCATGGGGTAATGCGCTTCAACCGCCAAAAGGGCAAGAACCTAAAATAAAAGACCTTAAATGGACTTTTACGCAATTTATCAACGAAGGCATTGATATGGAAAATGAAGAAAAGGGTGAAAAACGACCTTTTGTAACAGAAAAACAAGTTGGAAGATTAATTTCGGCAGTTGGAATGAATAAAGTCAATGAACAGTTAATGGCAGTTACAATAGAAAGCACCAAGACAGACGAGGATGAAGAAGAAATAAAAAACGAGTAGACCATGCAGAAGATGAGGAGGTCGGAGACGGAACAATCAATTTTGCATGGTTTTTATTTATAGGAATTAAAATGGGATTTACGGAAAAACAGGTCAGTCACATGACAGTCACTAAATTTAATAAACTCTATCAAATTTATAAAGATACTTTTGATTTAGAAAACAGATTACAAAATAATAATATGACATACAGAGATTTAGAATATGAACCAACCTTGGATGATGTTATATAAAGGCAGGTGAAAACATGGCAAGTAATATTGGTGCAAAAATTGAATTACAAGGCGAAGCGCAATTTAAGAAGGCTGTAACTGAAATAAATACTAATCTACGAACTTTGGGAACTGAAATGACTAAGGTCAAATCGGAGTTTGATAAGAATGATAAGAGCATAGAATTTTACACCAAAAAGAATCAGGTTCTAAATAAGCAAATAGACGAACAAAAAAATAAAATCGAAGCACTGGAAAAAGGGTTAAAAGTATCAGCCGAAAAATATGGGGAAAATGCTACACAAACGCAAAAATGGCAGCAAGACTTAAACCGTGCTACAGCTGACCTTAACAAAATGGAGCGTGAGGTCAAAAATAACAATAAAGCCATTGAGGATGCGAATGACCCAACCAAAGAACTGTCAAAAGAAATTGACAACATGGGGAAAAATGCCGATGGTGCAGGTGGCAAGCTTGAAAAATTAGGCGGTGCATTAAAAACATCCGCAGTTGCTATGGGAGCGGTGGCAGTAGCAGCAGGAGCCGCCGCCATTAAATTAGGAAAAGAAGTAATATCGTCTTTTGGAAGTTATGAGCAGTTGGTTGGTGGTGTTGATACACTTTTTAAAGACTCATCACAATTACTGCAAGATTATGCAGCAAATGCACATAAAACAGCGGGGCTATCTGCAAATGATTACATGGAAACTGTTACTTCTTTTTCAGCAAGTTTAATTCAATCTTTGGGCGGAGATACTGAAAAGGCAGTAGAGTACGCAGATATGGCTATAACTGATATGTCGGATAACGCCAATAAGATGGGAACTGATATGGCATCAATACAAAATGCATATCAAGGATTTGCAAAACAGAATTATGCGATGTTGGACAACCTGAAGTTGGGCTATGGCGGAACTAAAACTGAAATGGAAAGATTGTTAGCAGATGCAACAGCTATATCAGGCATTGAATACGATGTATCAAGCTATGCCGATGTTGTAAGTGCACTCCATATAATTCAAGAAAATATGGGAATAGCCGGAGCCACAGCGTTAGAAGCGGAAGAAACTATTGAAGGCTCTTTGAATGCTTTTAAGGCATCTTTTGAAAATTTAATCACAGGATTTGGGAATGCTGATGCGGATGTTGGAAAACTAACAGAAAATCTAATAACATCATTTGACACGGTTTTAGAAAATATAATGCCTGTAATAGAAAATATAATAAGTGCATTTCCTCAAATATTTTCGGCTGTAATACCGGCAATTGGAGACTTGTTACCTGAATTATTAGACGCGGCAACAGGTCTGTTTAGTCAAGTTTTAGATACTTTGATAAAATTACTACCGTCATTAATACCGGTAGCTGTAAATGCAGTAAAGACAATTACAAATACATTGATAAACAATATCCCGTTATTAATAGACAGTGCCATAACACTAATGCTGTCTTTAACTGATGGGCTAATAGATGCATTGCCTATACTGATACCAGCTGCTATTGCAATTATAATAGCATTAGCAAGCGGATTGATTGATGCACTACCAAAGCTAATTAATAGGTTGCCTGAGATTATTAATGCCATAGTAAAAGGATTAGTGGATGGTATACCAAAAATATTACAATTCATACCTCAATTATATACAAGCTTAGCAGATATAGTGACAAAAACTAACTGGATGCAAATGGGTATAGATATTGTTACAGGGCTTTGGAACGGGATTAATTCTTTAACTGATTGGATTCGTGAAAAAGTTACAGGTTTTGTAAAAGGAATCGGGGATACAATTAAAAATTTCTTTGGTATTGAATCGCCATCAACATTAATGGCTGAATATGGAAAATATATTGATGAAGGACTTGCACAAGGAATTGAGAATAATGCAAATAAACCACTAAATGCAATGTCAGCGATAGCAAGCTCTATTAGTGATACGGTTACAGGTTCCATCAGTGAATTGGACAGACTTGCAAGGAGAATAGCAAACTTTGATGCACAAGACGATGATACGAGAAGAGAAAGAAACAATAAAGCAAAGAAAAAAAACGATGACATCTATAAAGCTAACAAGGATGCGATAAATAGAATAAGTAGAGATTTAGTTGTTGACACAAGTGTTGCTACTGAAATGTTTAAAAAAATGAAAGGGTATGCCGTAGGAACTCCATTCGTTACCGAAGATCAAGTGGCTTTAATACACAAAGGTGAGGCTATAATCCCGGCACAATATAATCCTTATAATCAAAATAGCGAATTAAAAGGCGGCGGAGATACTTTCCACGTCACAATAGACGCAAAAAATATCAAAGATTTTACCGACGTAGTAAGAGTATTTACAGGCATTAAGCAGACAGCAAGGCAGGGGGTGTGATGGATGGCTAAATATTTTTATAATAAATATACTTACGATATGTTTTGGAATACATCTCCGAATAGCCCTAATGCACATTCTGACACAAAAAGTAATGTATTAAGGTCAAGTAGCTCAACATGGAACACCACTATAAATGGCAATTTATTACAAGGGGATATAGGGAAAGTTATAAATGTAATAGGCACAATGTATCTTGCGGAAGGTAAGAGCCCAGAGTCTATGGCGGGAGTGGGCCATTATTTTGCAGCAAATGCAGAATACCAAGTTACCTTCACTACAGGATTAAAAGTAGGAGATAGAGTATATGCCAGAGTGTCTGCAAAATCAGCAAGGCGCGCAACAGTTAAGTCTATAAATGGCAATGATATTGAATTAACCGTTGATACAAAATATGACCTAAAAACCGGCTACACTATATACCAACATATGGTCAAAAGTGATTTTATCGAAGTTGTAAGTGCCGAGGACGGAGTTTATCCTGACAACGGAGCGAGTGGGGATTATTGGTATGAAAAGATTGCATTAGATGAGAGTATTATTTTATTAAGCCCAAACGGTGCGGAAACTATAAATGAAGGGTTTGACATTAGTTGGACACCTTCCACTGGTGGATTAAAAACAAAAATAGAATTATCCACAGACAATGAGAACACGTGGAAAACACTGTTGACGACTAACGCAGGGGTTACGAGCTACAGTTATGATTTTGCAAATGAGTTAGAAAGCAGTATTTGTAAGATAAGAGTTACACCTACTGACGGGAACAATACAGGTACATCGGATGTTAGTGATGGTGTATTTACAATAGCACATAACCAAGCACCAACAGTACCGACAAACCTTGCACCTGCTAATGGTCAAATAATTGATAGGACAGAAATCAAGAGACTAAGCTGGACACACAACGATACAGATGCACAGTCTAAATTTGACCTGCAGTGGAGCTCTGATGGTGGGCAAACTTGGACGACAGTAACAAAAATATCTACAAATCAATATAGCGACTTTGCAGCTAATACATTTCCTGTTGGTACAATTACATGGAGAGTTAGAACTTACGACCAGGAAGGGTTAGCAAGTCCATACAGTAACCAAGTAACATTTACAGCAGCTGCACCAAGTAATGCCCCATCTATAACGAGTGCCGATACATGGAATGTTGCAAGACCGACAATTCAATGGTCGAGCATAGGTCAAGTAAAATATCAAGTCCAGATTTTAAATAGCATTAATGCGGTAGTATGGGATAGTGGACAAATAACAAGCAGCAACAAAGCGGTTACTGTAGGGGCAGATTTAGTTAATGGCTCAACCTACACAGTAAAGGTACGAATAGAGGATAGCGGCGGGATATGGTCAAGTTATGCAGTGCAATCAATTAGTATCAGTTTTACCCCGCCAGAGATACCACTTGTAACAGCAACTATAGATACAGCAAGGGCAAGTATAACTCTAAACATAGTTAATCCCGAGGGGCTAACAGTTGTAACGCATAATGACATATTTAGAGATGGGCAAAGAATAGCCACTGGTATTATAGGTGCATTTACCGATTATACAGTGGAAAGTGAAAAAGAATACAGTTACAGAGTTAGGGCATGGGGAGAAAATGGCACTTACAGTGACAGTGAAGTTACAGTTGCAAGTGTAGTAGTAAAGCATAC